AAAAAGTACATTACGACCTTTAGAAATATTTTGAAGTTGTAGTGAACGTGCAGCAGTCATGCCATGAAACATAGCTACGATAGTTTGAGTGTAATATACAGTGCCATTCTCGATGCTGATAGCAGCCTCTTCTGTGAATGATCCTGTGTGCTTAGGTAGCTCAAATTCGTAAACGCTTCCTGTATTAAGAGCAGTAACTAAGTTAGTTCCTCCGTTAATAGTAGCAGTGTTCGCGAATGTAGCGTAATCACCTAAGTAGATAGCTTTAATGCCACCTATCGCCTCTTTACATGCGATTAAAATTCCTGCGGTAGTTAAACAGCTCATAGTTATTTTATATTAATTAGTTAAAATATTCTTTGCAAAGAATGGGCAGCTATTAGCTAACCCACTCTTTTAACAAAGGAGTATTATTTAGTTATCGAATCCAATAACGATGTCACCTAGTACAGCGTACTGAACACCAGCGCGGAAGCGCATAGCCATTCTTACATTGTCTGATGCGTCCGTAAAACTCATGTCTACGACCTTGACTTCATTAAAATCCGAATTTAAATCTGTGCCAAAATTCAAGTTAGCTACAGTTGCTAAGATAACAACTGAGTCAGAGATACCTGGGCAAACATACACATCATACCCGTTGAAGGTCAATGGGAACTGAGCAGTACCTTGGAACGTTTGCAAGTAACCTGAAGTAGCCAAAGCTTGGCGGTATAACTGTGCAGTCTTACGGTTAACGTAGATTTTCAAATCAGGTGAACCTACCAATGTAGCAGGCAAAGCGTCTGTACATAATTGCAATTTAGCAATCACGTTAGTAGCATCCAAAGATACTGTGAAATCTACATCAGGAGTGCCACCTTTACCGGCATCGATTAAGTATTGCAATCCGTTGAATCCTGTGAATCCTGAAGATGGCCAGTTGCCCTTCCAAATGTTGCACTCAATCTCTTGTGCTACTTTAGCAGCTAAGTGAGAAATCAAAAAGTCAGAGAAGTTAGCAGGAACTACATCGTTAATGAATCCACGACCTGTTTGAGAAGCTTCCCAATCGCGTGTAAATTCTGCCTTACAAAGTTGGATATTAACCATAAGGTCAGTTACAGTCAATACTTGCTCCTGTAGAGTAAGTGCTGATGTAGAGTTGTCAAAGTCGCATCCAGCAGCTTTAACTAATCCTGTTGAAGCCAAGATTTTAAGTACAGCTTTGTACTTTACGTTCTCTTTAACAGTGATGTAATTGTTAGCAATAGTATCTCCTGAAAGAACTGCTGCTGCGATGTACGGTAGCGCTAATTCGCCAGCGTAGGTTGAGGTGATGGTCAAGTTATCAGCCATGTTTTTGTTTTTTTGTTTTTGTTTTTAGTTGTTTTTGTATCTTGCTACTATAGCACGAGTTCTATCTTCGATATTGCTCATTGCTGTAATGTTTAAAGGCGCTTGAGGTGCTGCTTGTCTAGACTGCTTTACAGTTGTGGCAGCTGGTGCTTGTGAAAGCTCAGTAATTTTCTTCTCAGCAGCGCTTAGCTTAGCTTCGAATTCAGAGATTACATTTTTAAGTAATCCTTCTACTTGCTCCTTAGAGTAAGTCTCAGCAACTTCCTGCTCTACTTCAATCTCTACGCTAGGCTCTTCAGTAATTGCCTCTGCCATTGACTCGATTATACCGTTTGAAACAACGATAGTCATACCGTTATCCATAGTATACTCTCCATCAGCTAGAGGTACAGGGTTGCCGTCTGCATCCATTACGAATACATCTACTCCCTCTGCGAATGCATCAGCATTTGAATAGATCATAGTACCATCAGATAAAGCGCCTTCTACAGCCATTACTACCTTAGTAGGTTCCGGTGCAGCAGTCTCTTCTACTGATAGTTTTACTCCATGCTTTGAAAGCTGAGGAGCGAACTTGTTTAAAATTTCTTGAATCATGTTCATGTGTTATATTAGTTAGTGGAAAAATTTACGAATTCATTTCAAGAGCTTTAGCTAATTCAGCTAATAGCTTCTCTAGGTCTTTCTCTTGTACTTGCGTTTCAGACATTGGTGCAAACCATCCTTCTATAGAGAATCCTTTTACCTCTCCATTTTTAACAGCTTGCCAAGTAGCTTCATCATCTACTTTTACCCCTATCATCCACGTGCCTTCAGGAAGTTCGAAGCCGTAGTTCATGCTCTTATCATGTGCTCCGGTAGTAACCCAAGATTCAACAACAGTTAAATTGTTTACAGGCATCTCATGCTGGATAGTATGGTTATGGTGCATGTTTCTCTTTAGGAACTCTTGAGCAGTTTGCTCAATAGTATCTTTAGAGTAAGTGATGTAATACTTTTCGTTATTACCATCGTAACGTACTATAGGTTGGTTAGGGATTAGTGCAGGGCCATACAGCATGCGCTTCTCTCCATCCTCTACGCGAGCTAATAACAAGTTAGCTTTACTTAGCGCTACAAAGTCTACCATTATAGCAGGCTCACTAACAAGGCTCACAGCGTATACACCCATGTTATCCTCTTCCTCGCCTAAGCCGTATTCAATTAGTTTCAATTTATCTTCGCTCATATTTTATAGTGGAAAAAATTAGTTATTTGTTATAGGTGAGATTGATCTATTATCTTTTGTCTAGCCTCTAATGCATTAGCTACATTGCCTGCTAATACATAAGTCTCTACGCCACCTGGCGCATTAACTTGCATGTTAGCTCCGCTAAAGTCTACAGCCGGTGCATTAGTTCCTGCTCCTCCTGTTGGCGCATTAAGATTAGTGCCTGCTCCACCACCTCCACCACCTCCTCCTCCAAATTGCGTTTGGTTAATCTTAACGATATTAGCTATACCCGCTGCTGCTATTGCTGCTGCCTTGACGAAGTTCATACCGCCTAATTGATCTTGTGGAACAGCTAACTGCTGAACTATACCCGCAGCCATTGCTATGGTAGCTTGCGCCTTTTGCATTAACTTATTTCTGTTAAATGCTTTGCGCTGGCTTGCCTCATCTCCTTTAGCTGCTGCATCGTTAAGACTCATCAAAGCATCTAACCCTAGCGAAGCCATATCAAATCCTTTCTGTATGTTAGCCATGCGTATAGCTGCTTTTTCTTCCTCCTTCTTTTTTTCATCATCTATTTCTTTAAGTCTTCTTTCAGCAGCTTCATTATCTGCTTTGAGCTCAGCAGCTTTAGCTTCATCAGCATATTTCTTATTTATCTCGGCCACTTGCTTAGCTAAATTCTCAGCTATTAAAGCCTCTGCTGCTGCATCTTGTCCTGCTATTTCATAAAGCTTTTCACTTGCCTCAATAGCTGCTGTTATTTCTTTTTCTAAAGCACTCTCTTGAAGAGAGTGCATTGCTTTAAACTTAGCATCTTCAGCCTCTATCTCAGAATCTCTTTTTTCTTGATAAGATTTTTTTGCTTCTATAGCTGCTGCATCTGCAAGCTTTTTAGCCTCATCTGCTAACTGCTTTTCTGTTTTTTTAGCTTCTGCTTCTTTATCAGCTTTAGCTTTTGCAGCATCGCTATCCATTTTTTTAATAGATAATTGCAACCCAGCATAATCGTTTTCCATTGTAGCAATAGCCGCCTTGTTTTCCTCAATTGTTTTATTCAATTCAGTTTCTAATTCCTGAGGATCTATCAAAAGACCTGCTGCCATATTGGTAAAACTATTAGCCAAGTCGCTATCCATGCCTAACTTTTGAGCAATTGCATCGACAGCTCCTAAAAGCGCTTGTAGTGGAGCAGTTAAAAATCTTATTATACCCTCAAGTATTTCTCTATTTCTTTTTGCCGTTTGAACTTGAACAATTGCTTGCTTTTCGGTAATAGCTAACTGTGCTTTCCTATCAGCTATTGCAGTCTCTAAAGCTTTTAGTTTTATATTTAAAATCTCTTTCTCGCTCTTACCTTGCAGCTTTAATATGTTAGTTTGCTTATCTATATTCTCATAAGCTTTTTGTGAAGCATCAGCTTTAGCTTTTGAGATAGCAAGACTTTCTCTTTCTTGCTCATTTATTCCTGTTAGTGCATTCTCAAGTGATGGAAATAGATGTATCCACTTTTCAAAATTGAGAATAATAGCCGTTAATATTCCCACTACCGCAAGTATTGGATTAGCCATGATAGCCTTACCTACAGCTTTAAAGGCATTAACTCCAGCCTCAGCCATTGATTTTAAACCCTTGCTAATATCTTCAGGCTTTAATCTTGCTAAGTTTCCACTAACTAAATTTAAAGATTGGCTTAATCCTTCAAAATCTAAATTAGCCATCTGCTCACCCATCATTCCAAATGATGCACGTGCTCCCTCTATAGCTGGGCCCGTATTTCCTTTAACAGCTTCCGCTGCATCATTCATTCTATCCTTCAGCTCACCCATCTTAATGGATAACTGATTGAACTTTTCTGTACCTGGATCAAACTGATCCTGCTGTTTCTTTAACTCAGCATATTGCGCTTTAAGTGTCTTAGTAGATTTCTCTACTGCTTTGGTTGCTGCATCTGTTTTAGCCAGCTCCTGATTAATATCTTCTAAGCCTGTAAACGTGCCTTCGTCATCAAACGAAAGCTTTAATATCATCTCTTGTGTAGCCATTATATTACGCTATAAATTGTTAATCCTATTAAGCTAATCCCCGTTATTAATATAGTGTAATTAATAGCTCTTATTTGCCACACCTTGCGCCTTGCATGGTAAGTGCCTACAGCCTGCTTAAATTCTTTGCTCTTACCCTGCACTCCTGATCTAAGTAAGTTCATGCTCATCAAAATATCATTTTGTGGATTTGTCATATTATAGGTGTACGTTGGAATTTAGATTGAGTGTATTGAATGGTTGCGCTTATTACCGCTGTTTTGCCTGTTACTTTGCACGTTATGTACGGTGCTAATTTGTTACTCACAATAGGCATGTATAAATCAAATAAGCTAGCACCCCATCCGCTGTTAAATTGGTTTACTAAAATTGGAGTAGAGCTGTATTGAGTAGTTTTATCTTTCCAT